ATTTCTGTGCATTTTCTAATATTAGGTTTTTTATCTGGATCTAAGTTTCTAAAATCAAACTCTAACTCACCACCTTTGTAATCTTTAGGGTCTGACAATGTAACAGTTACCGATAATTTTCTAATCTTACCATGTGAAGGATCTCCCTGTTCTCTTTGATATGGTCGGTCCCAACCATCACAATGCCAATCATAAAATTGACCTTTAGTATATTTTGTAAACTGACAAGACTCGCTAAAGTCCCATTGAAAATTCCAACCTGCACTTAAATTTGCTTGGTGAATATATGGTTGTATTTCTTTATAAATCCATCTGTCACTCATCCAAACAATATCAGAGTTTCTTTTCTTTTTTAAATCTTTAACTTGTTTTTTATTTAATTTTTTACCATTACCAAAACCACCAGTGACTGCCATTTGATCTTGTAGTTGATGACCATAACGAACAATGTCATCACAAATACGTTCTGGTATCGCTGATTTAAAATACCAATAGTAATTTGTTAAATTCATATTCTTTCTTTTACCACCATAACTGTAATATACTTATGCCTCTGCAATTGTCAAGGTACCACTAGCCGTAAACTTAGCTATCTTATCACCACCTGGATGTGTAGATAATGTTCTTGCGTCACAAGGTGAACCTGTCAAAGCAAAAGCACTAGGCACTCTAACTATTACAATACCTGAACCACCTGCTTTTCCAACATCTTGGCTTGAAGGGTTTATTCTTCCACCAGCTCCACCTCCACCGCCACCAGTATTAGCTGATGCTGCAGTTGCTACACACCCTCCAGCTGGCCCTACACTTCCACCATTTCCGCCGCCACCAGCTCCACCAGATCCTGCTGTATGACAAGGACTGTTTCCTCCTGGGCCTGATGGCCATCGTGAAACTCCACCGCCACCACCGCCAGCATAGGTTGTATCTGGTCCTAAAATTGTATTAGGTGCACCTGCACCTCCATTACCTGCTGTAGAAACTCCACCTGTACCTGGGCCTCCTGATCTAGATACATCAACTCCTGCAGCAGTTGCTCCACCTCCACCGCCACCTGCGTTACAGTTTTGATTTCCTGGTTGACCATCACCACCTGGATTCCCTTGAGGTGGATCTGTAGGCGGAGTATTACCTGCTCCTCCTGAAGTTCCATTAGAAACAGCACCACCACCTGAACCTCCAGCAGTTCCAGCACCACTACCATTACCTGCTCCACCACCAGCCGATGTTATGGTTGAAAAAACTGAATCACTTCCATTATTTCCTGGTGAACTAAAACACCCAGTAACTTCTGCACCTCCAGCTCCAACTGTAATTGCAAAATCTCCTAAACCTAATTCTAACGCTGATCCTTGTAATGGAGATGGTCCGTATCCTGAAGCTCTATAACCTCCAGCTCCACCGCCACCACCATAGTAACCACTTCCACCACCACCTGATGCACCACCAGCAACAACCATGTAATCTACTGATATTATTCTCTTAGGCCATGTGCCTTGTTCTAATCTAGCTTTTTGACTTTTTAAATTCCATACACCACTTGCTTTACTTAATTCTTTTACGATGACTATTCCAGAGCCACCTGCTTTACCTGCAAAAGTTCCTACAAAACAGCTAGAAGACGTACCTGAACCACCGCCACCACCACCAGTGTTAGTTGTTCCTGCTACTCCATTTGGAGAGGAACCTCCTTCATTATCTCCTCCGTTGCCACCTTTTCCACCACCACCTGTTCCACCAGGGGCTCCATTAACACCTGGATTATTATATCCTGCAGTTCCACCACCGCCTCCAGCGTAAACACCAGAATTAGGTGCACCTGGAAAATCGGGACTAACATCTAAACCATCACCACCACATCCCCCACTTGAAGATCCACCATTTGTGCCAGCTGCTGAAGCTCCACCGCCACCGCCAGCAAATTTTACTCCACCTGGAGCAGCGCCTCTTCCACCATTATTTCCTTGTGGAGGACTAACAGGAGGTGTATTACCAGATCCTCCTGGACTTGTAGCACCTGGACCACTTCCACCTCCACCACCTGATCCACCATCTAAACCTGTTTGAGTACAACCACCAGCTCCACCACCTCCTGCAGATGTAAGAGTTGTTACTCCAGCAAAACTAGAATTTGTTCCTGTAGTTCCTCTATTACCTCCTGGTACAGTTCCTCCTGCACCACCTCCACCAATAGTTGCAGTATAAGCTGTATTTCCTAAAACTGGTACTTCTTCATTTCTTAAACCACCAGCACCACCACCGCCACCAGCTCTTGAACCACCTCCTCCACCACCAGCTACAACTAAAGATTTAACAAGTCTAGTTCCTGGTTGTGTTGTAAGATTACCTGTTGATGTTTTAACAGTTTGAGTACACTTCCCAAAAGAAGTTATGTTTCTTTTACCGATTAATCCGCCGTTGGTTCTAGGCATTTAAGTCTCCTATTCGGAAACCCAAGCTGAGCCATTCCAATTATAGACTGTTTTGGTTTCCGCGTCGTCGTTTGATTTAGTTGCTTCCCAACCTGTATCGTTGTCAGCATTATATTTTGTTTCGTTCCATGAAATTATGTAAGTAAAACCTGATCCAGATGTGGTTGATGGATATGTAATTGGTGCTTTCCAATCATCGCTTCCATCTAAAGACCAGGATGCATAAGGTTGAGGTAATAAAAATTTATCTTTTACAGGATCGTAAATCATTCCGATACCTGCGTATTGTTTTCTAAAATTATGATTGTAAGAAGTTTGTTTCCAAATACCACCTTTTCTCCTAATGGTCCAGCTGCAGTAGTAACATCGTTACCCACCACAACAACTCTCTCTACAACTTGATGTGTATCTGATGTAAATCCTGTTGGATCTACTTTTGTTTTTAATTCTGCGAAATGTGCCATTTTATTTCTCCTTAAAATTTAATTTATATTTTATGCTTCTCCAATTGTCAACGTCCCTGAAACTGTAAATGTTGCAATTTTATCACCACCTGGATGTGTTGAAGTTGAATTTGTACAAGGACTAACTGTGAATGCTAGGGCACTTGGTGCTCTAACTACTACAACTCCAGACCCACCAGCAGCACCAGGTGTACAAGATACTCCTCCGCCACCTCCGCCACCACCACGGTTTGTAGTTCCTGCTTCTTGTACCTGTGGTACATTAGGTGGATGACTTGGTGCACAACCTGATTTACCACCTCTACCTCCAGTTCCACATGGGCTAGCTGCACCTGCTGTGTGACATTTACTAGATCCACCAGGTCCAGGATTATTATAACCTACACCTCCTCCACCACCTCCAGCGTATGAAAGTGCTGATCCTGTAATTGCATTTGGTGCTCCTGCACCACCTCTACCAGCTGTAGATACTCCTCCAGTTCCTGGTCCACCACTTCTACTAATATCTGCACCAGCCTCAGTAGCTCCACCTCCACCACCACCAGCTGTACATGCTTGAGCACCTGGTGTACCAGATCCACCTGGATTACCTTGTGCTGGACTTACTGGAGGTGTATTACCTGCTCCACCAGCTGACCCACCAGATTGTCCACCACCACCAGATCCACCAGCTTGACCACCGCCTGATCCAGCTCCACCACCGCCACCTGTTGATGTAATACATGCAAAAACTGAATCACTACCGTTTGTTCCATCTACATAACCACTAGGTGTTCCTGATGGATTAGATCCTCCAGCTCCACCTGCTCCTACTGTAATTGCATAACTTCCAAAACCTAAACTTTGTGCTGATCCTTGTAATGGACTTGGACCATAACCTGATGCACGATAACCTCCTGCACCACCTCCACCACCAAAAAGATTACCACCACCTGCACCGCCAGCAACCACTAAATAATCTATTGACTCTGCTCTTGTTACCCATTCATTGTTTTTTACTTGATCAAAATGTTCGTGTATTGTCCATCTACCAGTTGCAACACCTTTTAAAGAAACTGCATTTTGTTTTACTATTACTATTCCTGATCCACCTGTAGTGCCGCCAGCTCCACCTCCACCTCCAGTGTTAGCTGTTCCGTTTGCTCCTGGTGCTGGTCCGAGTCTACCTTGACCTCCGCCTCCAGGGCCTGCTGCCCCTCTAGTACCATATGGAGATGAAGGTGAAAAAACTCCTCCACCGCCACCACCTGCATATACTCCTGAGTTAGGTGCTCCTGGAAAAGTTGGAGAAACATCAGTTCCATTTCCTCCGTTTCCTCCACAAGCAGAACCTGCAGATGGAGTTACTGTACCATTAGCTCCAGTTCCACCTGATCCACCACCTCCGCCTCCAGCATAAGCAACACATTGAACATAAGCACCATTACCACCAGCGTTTCCCTCTGGTGGTGAAAAAGATCCTTCATTACCTGCTGCTCCACAAGCTGGTGGGCCATAACAACCTCCTGCACCTGATCCACCTGCTCTAGCAGTTCCACCAACTGATGTTCCTCCACCAGTTGCAGATAAACAAAATGCAGTTGTATTTACTCCACAAGTGCTACCTGGTCCAGATCCCCCACCTCCAATAACTATTGGCGATGCGTTTCTTGCAGTTGCTGAAGGAATTGTAACTGATAAATTTCTTAAACCTCCAGCACCGCCACCACCATAACGACCTGGATTACTAGCACCTCCACCAGCAACAATTAATACTTGAGCTGGTCTATCTTGACCATAATCATTATCTGTAAAAGTAAAATTACTGCTTGATGTTACTACCGTTTGACTTGCTGAAACGCATTTAGCTGCTTTAACAGTGTTAATTGGTCCTATAATTCCGCCATTTGCCATAGCCTATAAAACCTCCTACGCGTCGTCTAACAATTCATATGATACGAAATAACTTAA